ACGCCGAGAGTAGTGCCGACGGTCAATATATCATAAGCGGCATTTGACGTGTCAATTGCTGTTATGGCATATGCAGCGCCACCAGGGGTGGCAGCAAGATATTGGCCAACGGCAAAGCGTGATCCTTTTTCAACCTGGTATGTTGTTGCGGAATTGGTGGCATTTGCATGCAATACACCTACGGTTAAAGCTGTTGCTACGCGAGTAGCTTCATTAAAAACCATAGGCGTGCCTGCTGGTATTATTATTCCGTTTGTAAAGCCTGTCTGGGTGAGCTTAAAGCCACCTTGCGCAAGCTGAATATCTTTACCAATGCCTTGCCATACCGGAATTTCGTTGGAACCCAATGTGCGGGTTAATCCCATTCCCATAGGAAATAATTTAGTGTGTGAATAAATATTGTTGTGGAAAAGACAGCGGTAAATGAGCGCGGGCGTTACTTTTTAGTACCGTTTACAGCAACTTCATTTTGCTGTTTTGCAAAGGCAATAAGATCAGGGTCAATTTTAGCCTTTCCGTTTTTGTTACCGGCCGTTGATTCTGCCGGCGTATGAGGTGTAATACCTTCGTAACCGGATTCCTGTAAGAACGCGGCATGATCGGTAGCTACTTCTTCGGCAAAAGAGTCAATGTCTTCATCTTTGGCCGGCAGTTGCCTTTTGTTCCAAAAAGAAGGTTTGATGTCTTTTAGCTTATCGTGTTTGGAAAGTTTTTCTTTGATCGTTTCCTGCTGCTTCTGCGATTTCAGGCTTGATACTTCTGATGTCAGCGTTTTTACAGATTCCAAAAGCTCTTTCACGTATTTAGGTGTACGCGATTTTGCTCTGTCTTCATCGGCTGCGTCGTCATCAACATCATCATCTGAAGCTGTGATGACAGGATCTTTCTTAGGCTCTTTGTTTTTGGCTTCCAAAGTCCTGATCTTGTCATCTTGTTTAGCTATGTCCGCAAATGGAAGTAGTTCGTTAAGCTCGTCCAGTTTAGCATCAATGCCATCCTCTTCAAGTTTTGGTGCAAGTTTTTCCGCTATTGCGTCCTGGCGTTGTTTTGATAAGTTTACTCCTGGGAATTTTGCCTTCAGTCGTTCCTTAATTTTGATTGCTTCAACGGCCATTTGCTAAATAATTTGGTAGTAAAAGTATGAATTGATAAAAATATTAGCAAAATAATTTTTAAAGAGATGATAGTTGCTTCAACTTTTCAAGTTTGGCTTTCAGTTTTCTCACAGCGTTATCAAGGTTTAAAGCCATCTCATAGATGCAATTCTCTTTAATGATCAGCTTTCTGCGTATGGCCGATTTATTGTTAGTCGTATAATTAACCGCTTCAGATTCAAAGTGCGCCTGCTTAATAAGACCCGTTATAATATTAAGCTCCCAGCATGTCAATCCCTTTTGTAGTTTTAGACTGCCCAGGTATTTCTGTTTCTTTTGCTGCTCGGTCGTGGAATGCACCTGCAGTTCTTCTTTTTGATGCTGGATAAGTTCTTTCATTATCTAAACCCATCTTTTTTAAATCCTTCAATTTTTGCATCCTTAGTGTTTACGTTGATTGGCTGAGAAGATATTTCGAATTCATCGTGCCATGAATCATTTACGCCCAGTACAAGCTCATAAGCAATTCTTGTTTTATAAACCTGAAATGAACGTATCAGTCTTGGCAATTGTTCTATATCTGTTTTAAGATATACGGTTTGTTCGATGTCGAATTTATTATCAACTATCATAGACCATTCGTTTCATTGTAAATCCTTGCTGCTTCAAAAGGATCTTCCGTAAACAAACTTACCGGTGGCATGCCTTGACCTGTTATGCTTAACCATATCCTTCCGGTCCGTTGCACTTCTTCCAAGTCCTCCTTTGATAGCTGCCAGCAACTGATAATGCAGGGATATACCTTTTGCAGATCATCAACCAATGTTTCACCTTTGAAAACGGGCAAACTCAAACATTCTTCATCTTCCTGATCTGTAGGTTTGCCGAAAACAAAATTTCTTTGAGGAAAATCTACTGGTAGCATATAAAAATTTTTATTGTGCAATTGCTAAGCCTGGCTGCGGGAGTTGTGCGGGTGGCTTAACTTCGGTTGTGGCTTTCTGTTCTTTCTTCAAGGCCTTTATTTCATCGTCAGCATATTCAACCAGCGGATTTAAACGCACAGCAGAATCATTGCTTAATATGCCGGCATCAAGTGCCGTTGTAATATTGTCCAGCTCTTGCTTATCATCTTTTGGAAGATAGTATGTGAACTTGGGTTTTATACGCATATTTAAAGCCGGCTTCAGTGTAACAGCAGCTACACTGATAAACTGCTTTAGAAGATTTATACGTCTCTGTACGCATTCGCCGAATATTTCTTCTTTATCGCTTGCCTCCATATGAGCTGACATGAACAACATCTTTAACGCAAGCCCTGAATATGTGCCAAGGCCTTTCATTTCTTCAAAAGAGATATTAGGCGTCGAGGTCATGGAATAAATCAGTTTCATCAGTGTTTCCACTTCCATCTTTATGCTTTCTGGTACTGCCTCCCAAACCAGGTATTCCATTTTGGCCCCGTTCTCAAGTTGTACCATTTTGCCACTCTCGCCTTTATCGGCATAGCTGAGAATATTACCGCTGGCCACGGCAGTAGGTGAGCCAAAATAATCGTTCGTGTCAGCATTATTACTGATAAGCGTTTCAAGCCTGTCGATCAGCGGCTGCACGTCAAACCATTCAGGCTGATCCTGCGCATAATAGATAACAGGTATCTTATTAAATCCGTGAGAAATCGGATCTTCAAATGACCAGGTTTGATCTTTGCCTTTTTCCCTGCTTGCCTGCCATACATCAGTTGAAGTATAAATGTCCAGCCGTTCTGTACTTCCTGTTTCGAATAGTCTTCCGAACGCTATCATATCGCCCGTATCATCAAACATCGGTAGTAGTGTATCGCCGAGGGACCTTGCCAGCACACGCATGCGGAACTTAACAGGGATCTTGCCGTTTGTTATCGTTTCTCCCGCCGGCGATTGACGGACAACATTTTCAAGAGTAGTGCCTTGCCAGTAATTATAGAGGTTATCATCTGCATACCAAAGCTCAGCCACTTCACATTCAGAAAATAGCAGCTTTGCAATGAATTTACTTTTATAATCTAGCTTATTGTCATCCCATAACTTTTGCACGCCTTCCAGCATACTTCTATCCTGATCTGATGCCGGTGAGCAGTCCAGTTGGATAGGATTACCCACGAGGAATTGAGCGCGGAGTTTTACAATAAACTTTTGCAGCGGTATAGATAGGCGGGATACTTTAACATTAGCGGTTATGAGGTTCGGAGAATCAGCCGTACCAGGATTTTCAGGATCTGGCTTTCGGATGATCTTATCCGGTCGCAGTACTTTGTTGTGAATATCATGCAGCAATGGATCATACTGCATACCGTAATTGAAGGGATCATCACCAAGCCCGAGGAAAGCGGCAGCAAATTCTTCCGTGCTTAATTCGAGCAATTCGTTTAAGTCCATTAATGGCTTGTTTGCATAAAATTAAAATAAATTCTCTATTATGCTAAAAAAGTTAGTAAGAGAGGGTAAAAAATATATGAATTTTAATTTTCGATCGGTATGCATTACCTGAATGCTCCTGCAAAAGCCTGCAGGTTTTTGTGCTTCTTTCTTTCGGTAGCAATATCATAATCAGCGATCGGGTAAAATGTATTTGCAAGCGCATCCGCTTTATCCGGAGACCGCTTCAATCTCTTCGTGATATCTTCCTTACTTTCAATCTGTATTTTTCCGTTGCTTAAAAAACGATAGCGTGTTTCAGTAAGCTCTTCCGCAAATGTATCATCAACAGGCAGCATGGCACCGGTCTTATTGATAGGATTTAACCAATCTCTGACAGCCCAATACAGATAAGCCCGCATGTTTAAGAATTCATACATACCAGTGACATCCTTTAGCGGTTTGCCATACATTTCCGGCGCTTCACTATTCTTGCAACTATATACCTTTCCTTTTAGCCAGGCATCAGTCGTGCTGGCCAATTCCAATAACCGGCTATATACCCCGGCGCCTTCACCAATCGTATCAATAAAACATTTTGGATGCACACCGGTAAACTCATCAGTGTTTTGTTTCAGTGTATTTAAAATGCGGCCAACGCTTTCCATATGATTGGCAGATCCGGTGCTTTGAATTAAAACAAATTTATTTACGTAATTCCCATACCTGTGACAATCACAATTTGAATCTCTTCCCATGCCGGCAATATCGCTACCTAATCGCAATGGCATTGTTATGGTCCATTTGTTGATTTGTTGCAGTTTCCAACGCTCATTGGCAATTTCTATCCATTCCATAGGAATTAAGACATCCTCAGAAACCTTAGGAGACATGCCTCTAACTTTGACCCGGAACAGGTCGTTTGGCCTGTAAATGGCAGTTATATCATCCTCGTTGGTCCAAGAAAAATCACCTTCGCCTTCATTGAATTCTTCCAGTGATATCTTCATACACCAATCTTTCACGCGTTCATTAACCCATTCCCAGTTCACCTGGCCTGGTACAATTATTTTTTTCTCTTTAACGTTTGGGGCATTCAAACTATCGAGACGAAACTTGGCCCAGCCCTCTTTTTTCTGTGATTGAGATGCATATCCTATTCCGGTATTGTCGTTAAATACAATCAATAAACGGGAATTACCGGAAAGGTTTCCTTCGATGGAATCGAAGATCATTTGAGAAATACCTGAAGCCTCGGTTACAACAAACATGATGTTTGCGGCGTGCAGGCCGGTCCATGCCTCCAGATTGGTATCATCAGCCTTAAAACCAGTAAGAAACCAATTGTCGAAGCTGGTCCTGATATCATAACCAACGAGTCTTCCAGGTAAATTAAAGCCTCGCATGTTAGCCCTTCGAAATAATTGTGATATTTCCGGAAACATGATATCGCCTACCTGCCTGCCGGTTGGTGCAGTAAGAAACACCTTCGTATTCTCGATCAGCTCACCGTCTTCACTCCATAAGGGAGTAGCATACATGAAGCACATGGCAGCAACTGCAGCAATAAAATCTTTGCCGCGCGACGTGCCTGATTTAACTGATGTTTTTTTATTGAATTGAACAGATCTTAGGATTACCTTCTGCTCATCATCGAGTTTAACACCAAACACATCCTCTGCCATCTGGCACCAGTCGTTCAGGTGATCATCCACCATAGCAATTCCTTCCAGTTGATATTCCTCAGGCTTCATTTGAATTTATTGCCTTTTTGGTTCTGCGAGCTTTTAATAAAGCATAATATCCATTGTTTAGGGATTCTCCATCTGTTGTGATGTCCTTTTTGTCAACGAGACCCACTTCCCGGGCAATAATTGAGGGATTTAAGAGGTCAGCGGCAGCTCCTTCAAGCTTCTGTTGAAAGATCATATCTTTTATCCTGACACAGATGGGGAGATAGGCTTCAATTTTTTCATAAGTTTCATACGTTTTTCTGTCAATACAAGCATAATTGCAGAAGCCAATAATTGTCATTGCACGCATTTTTTTAACGGTCATGCGCTTACCGGTACCAAACACCTTTTCTTCTTTTAGGGGATGTGCATTATTCCATTCAAAATATTCAAGAGCTTTTTTCCATAAAGCTGCAGGTTGATATTTTTTTGGTTTTACAAAGTTTTTAGCCAACAAGTAATATTCATTTCCTTTAGGTGCAGGCATAGAACAAAATTAACTAAGAATATTAGCAAAAGATATATAAAAAATATTCCTCATTTCACTTTCAAAAGAATGGTTACTGCATTTTGTATGTGCAATGGAGCAGATGAAAACTTCTGTTGCAACGTGGGTATAGATTTAGGTTTTTTAGTATTCAGCAATTCATCAACAGTTATATTATAAAAGTTTGCCAGTGCAATAAGTTTGTCAAGCGGAGGTTCAATATTTCGGTTTTCCCAATGCTCATATCTTCCTTTTGGTACATCGATAGCTCTTGCCAGCTGTTGCATGCTAATGCCGGCATTTGTTCTGAGCTTCTTTAAATTATTGCTTAGAGTTTGCATATCTGTTCATAAATCTTAAGAATCCATATTCCGATACCAGGGCTGCTTCCATTCCACTCCGAGCCATTCAAAGAATTGCTCTTCGTTCGTCCACACTGGAGGCCTTTCCGCATAAACGCTAACGCAGCGCCACCCGGTTATTTTACCCTCAGTGTTTGTTATAGCATGGCAATCTCTTTCCAGGCGCAGGCCCTGATCAGTACCGCGCCAGCCTTTAGCAACCCAGCCTGCAGCTATAATCTTTGCTGAATAGTCGGCAGATCCGGTCCTGATGGCATATTGACGGTAATAATCATCCGGTTCAGGCATGAACAAGTCCAGGTTGATATCATCATTGCCTTTAAGTTTGATTTGCATGTAACGGCCATCAGGCTTTCCCTTAATGATTTTTTGTGCTATAGTATCTATCCCTACTTTGAAGCCTGGATCAATAACCAGGTCTCCTGTATTGAATAGATCCGTTGGATGCTTCTTTGGTATGCAGGTGATCTCAATATCCTTCACATCCGGTTTCCGGCGCCGTACACTGCCGGCAATATGGATCAGATCCACATTAGGGGTGAAGATGTCGACAATTCGGTTTGCCAGTTTTTCTGCTTTAAAGAAATCCATAAAAAAGTTTGCATTTTAAGCTGTACAAAAGTTTTTATGATACTATTTATATAGGTAATGAGGTCAACGGACTGTCCTTTCCCGTTCGAAGGCCTTAATTCAATTTAACCCTTTAATCAAAAAAAACATGATCAGAATTTTCAAAACAATTTTAAAAGCGATTTCAGTAACTTTTGATTGGTGCAGGAAAAACGAATGGGTCTTTACCGTAGTGTCTATATTGATCGACCTAATTAGCAGGAGGTAACAATGCTTTAAATCCGGACTCCTTCATTTGGTTATAGAATGTTTTTTCTTTAACCGGATCGAATACATAAGGTAAAAACACCTGCAGCAGCTCGGCCTGCTCCAGCTTGATCATCGACAGTTGGACTTCAACCCAATCGCTGACGATCTTCCACGCAGTTCGTTCTGCCTGTTGCCTGGTACGTTCTTTAGTGCCATCAACTGGCCTTTTTACCTCTGCCCAAAATACTTTGAAGCATGCATCAACTTTTGCAGGCAGTTCGAAGAATAAAGGTATTTGGTTAACGAGCATGCGAAAACGTATTGCGATGCAAACGCCGTTTTCATATTTCTTGCTGATATCTGTGGCGCCGGCTTCCACCAATGTTCTTTCAATCCTGCCCATTGAAGTGATCGCCGGCACTTCGGAGGTATAATTTTTTAAGTTCATGATTTTTGATTTACTGTAATTGATTTAGCCAAATGCCCGGCGTACACACCAACAACTTTCCAATATAAAGCCATAGGCGCTTTATGTTTTTGCCAGCAATATTTACTCTTCAATAAAGCATCTGCCCTTAACTGCAACAAGGCTTCTTTCAAAGCTGCTTTTGAATCACTTGGTAGGGAATCAAACCTTTGCTTCCATGCTTCTTTGAGTTGCTTATCTGCTTTATGAATCATTTTTTAGAATAGATTAAATTGTAGCCCATGGCTGCAGGAGTGATAGTACTTTCATTTGAATAAATCTTTTAAGATTGTTCCGTCAGAATATTTTTTATCTAAAATCACATCTCCGGTTACTTCGGTTCCTTCCCATCCATTAGGCCATGTGTTAGCGCGGATCAGTTCTATAATTCGTAAGCTTTCTTCACGATTGAGAATGTCGATAATTGGCCTGTTCAATTTGTGGGCATGTTCGTTCACTTCATTCTGAATGCTTTGAATTTTATCAAGGAACATCAGCCTGGCTTCAAGTGTCAACGGGCCTAAACGCTGTTGATTTTTAGAGAGATTTCCATCCTTATTTGTTTCACCATCTTTGCGCAAACGATTTTGAGGAAGGCGCATTTCCCGATAAATCGGTTTCAATTTTAGAAGAGGTGACAAGTATTCCCACTGTGGCATCTGGGTTACTGCCAATAGCGCTTTGTCTTTTTTAGCGAGGGGGCAACCAATACAACCTGTTCTTGCGTTGATTTCTTCAGCTTCATCACCTCCGTAGGCGTCGGCAAGAATTGCTGTTGGCCATTCACCATATTTTTTAGATGGAGCAATTATCTTCAACCAGTCCCACACACTACAGACACGCCAATGTAGTATTGGTGCCAAGGTGCTGCATATATCACTCTCTAAACCTACTTGATACCAGCCTTGGCCACATTCAGCGCCATCCTTGCCACAGCTCATTGCGATACGGCCGTCCCTTATTGCACTTTCTCCTTGCCGAACACCGGTCAGCATTAATATCTTTTGCCCGGTTTTGGAGTGCAATTCCTTTAATGCTGATTCCATCGGTTCAACTTTGATTTGCCCAGTACACCATCTAAATGTGTTTGATGGCGGTGGAACTCCACGGCCCAGTATGTAAACCAAAAAACGATCATTCAAAGGAGCCATAACAACATTCACTGCAACATTTCTTTCTTTCAATTTTTTAATGATGCCCTGAGCAGCTATCCATAGAGGGATAAGCTCCATGCGTGTGTCTGCGCATAAAACAGTTAATGATTTTGGTGGCTTCACCTGGCCAGTCTGAATGAGTTGCACAACCAAGGTTACAAGCGTAGTACTATCCTTGCCCCAGCTCCAGGCAATTGCCCAATGATCATGCGCAGGTCCGTAAGTATTTAAACTTTGAACAGTGATATCTACTTGTTCAGTGAAGTCTATTCTTTTTGAGCCGAAAATATTTAACTGTTCAACCTTTTTCATTAATTACTTTATTTAATCCATGTATCCAATGAGTTTCAGCTTGTCTACTGATTTAAGAACTCGCTGGCATTGTTCTTTGGGTGGCATATCGGCGAATAGGCTTGGTTGCACGATTTCAGTAACATACACCAGAACCTTATTCAACTTTATGAATTCAGCCGTCTGTTCTTTGTTATAGGAAAATGCCAGGTTGCCTGTTTCCTTTATCTGCCAGATCCTTCCCGGATTGCCTCTTGCCATGTTATTGATGTTGATATTTGATTAAAAACTGTTTTGCTTCTTCCCATACAATAGGCTGCAGTTCTTTATATTCGTCTGTTTTTCCGTGCGTATCCTTAAGATTTTTTAACTCGACAAGCTTAGTCAATATCGATCTGCAGCTCTTATACTCCGCTTCTCATAATTCCACGCCCTCTTCAAGTCCGGCAATAATAATTTCCTGATCTGTCATGGGAGGTGCTTCTTTGTACAGCTCCTTAAATTGACTGTCTGTGATAACTTCGATATCATTATCTGCGATAAAAGCTCTTTCATCAATGCATAACTCAACAATAACCTGGAAATCTCCCCTTTCAGTCGAATCGAATGTCCCTGACCCCGCGGACATGCGAAATGCAATCTGATGTTCAATATTTTTTTCTGCTTCGATGGCATCATGCAGAACTTGAATTTTATTGGCTACTGAATTAAGTAACTCTTTTGGAATTGATATTTTCATATTAAAAAAGTTTTGTACAGTAACGAAATCCCTGAAATCCTTTTCTTTCTATTGCAAAGGGTGCTGGTTCAAAGTAGGCCAGCTGTAACCAATGTTTTGCTGACAACTTTCTATTATCGACGAATTGTTTTTCACCACCTGGTTCCCACCCAACTATCACCGCTTTGTATCTGATCCTCCCTAAAATGATAATATAAGCATTAAGAACTTTTATGGTAGGTCGGTTGCCGATGGAATGCCACCACCACGTATTATCTGCATCTTTTCTCACTTGCTCTATTTCCTTAATGCATTGTCTGTAGCCGGCAAGAATTTGATGTTTCCTCGTATTGTAACGAATACGATATGAGCCGTTGCTTTTGACAACTGATTGGCATGAATTAAGCTGAGGAGCAATATCTAAAAGAAATTGTACAGGGAAAGTGATAACAATCCCCTCAGGCATAATTGATGGATCTTTGCTATAACCTTGCCTTGTTATCATAAAAACAGTTTTGAGATTATTCCATAATAAGGATCTTCCAAAGGCTTCGAATTTTCATCACGCACCGGTGATGGATCATGCACAACCTTGCCATCCTTTCCAACAACGCAATGCATATGGCCAGAGCTTTCATTATAACCTATGATCAGATGATATCCGGTTAATACACTCTCATGCGGTCCTTCGATCAATACCAGGTTATAGCCGAGAGAATGCAAAAAGCTTTGCAGTACCTGGTACCATTGTCCGCTGTTGGGCAGTGTCGGATAATCCTCGATGTTGTTTTCCAGGATGCTGGCCAGCGATGCTGCCAGGCAATTACCATCAGTGGGCGTGTGTATAGTTTGCTTAATCCGGATCATCTTTTAAGAAAATTGATATCTATCGTTTTGTTTGATAATTATTGTGGTGAAAGGGAAATCTTCCGGCTTAACGCGCTGGATCATCTCCTGCAGGGTGGAAGACCCGGAAAAAAGCACCCTCTTTTGATTATCCACATGGATCTGCAGGTGAAGACATTTCCCGTTGCCCTTTTCCTTATACTTCGAATCCTCGATCTTAAAAGCCTCAACAATTATTTCCTTATTTATCACACGCTCGATCTTTATCTTGTCACCTTCAAAGGCCTTTGATTCCGGCTTTATGTCAAACTGTTTGAAGTTCTTCATGCGAGTAATTTTTTAATAAGGTTCCTGCTATTACAATGCTTGGCCCATCCCCAATAAGCGGCAATGGATCCGGGGTTGCTTCTTTTAGCAAGCATGCGGGCAAAATTTTGCTTTATGCTTTTCCTTAAGAGTGTATGCGTATGGTAAAACCGGTAGCCGACAAAGTCTATGCTCCTTGCAGCTACCGGGAATACCTGGTAATTTTCTTTGACGGATAATTTTAAGTTCACCTGCAGGTATGTTCTGATCCCTGCCAGCAGCTGATGCAGGTATGGCTTATCACTTGCCAGGATAACGATATCATCTGCATAACGGAAATAATATTTTACCTGGTGGACCTCTTTCAGCCAATGATCAAAATAGGTGAGGTAAAAATTTGCCAGGTACTGGCTTAAATAATTTCCTATGGGCAGACCTGGTGCACTGTCGATTATCTCATCAAGCAACCAAAGCAGATCTACATCTTTAATTTTTCTTTTAAGCAGTTGTTTTAAGATGTCGTGGTCCACTCTGGGATAAAACTTTTTGATATCAAGTTTCATGCAGTACTGAGTGCCCGGCACATCACGCAAAGATCTTCTTACAGCTTTGGCTGCAGCATGAATGCCCCTGCCTTTTATGCAACTATATGTGTCAGCTGTAAACACGGAAACAAATATTGGCTCCAGGATGTTCATGATCGCATGATGCGTTATGCGATCCGGGAAATAAGGCAGCCGGAACACTTCCCTTTCTTTTGGCTCATAGATTTTGAAGATCGAGTAAGGAGAAGTTTTATAGGTTTTGGTTATAAGCATTTCCTGCAGCTTTAAAATATTGCTTTCTTTGTTCTTCCTGTGAAGGATAACCCCATATTGACCGCTCTTGCCCTTACCTGCTATTGTATCAGCAAGCTGAAGGTTTTCAATGCTGCAGATCTGCTGATATAAATTTCCAACTCGTTTCATTTGCTTTGCTTGTCTAAAACTCATCTTCCTGGAGGTACCAATGAGCCTTAAAATTGTAATTTGTTTTTTGCCATGCCGGCATGGTCTGCAATGCAAAACTTTTAAGCATAGCTGAGAGCTGCTGGTCGAATTCGTATTCGTATAATCGTAGTTCGCATTGTTGAACTGGAAGCCTGAACCTGAAACAACCATCACTCATGCATTACACAACCGGGTTATTTTATTTCGGAATTACCATCATATCACACCACAGATCATAAAACTGCTTTGCAGAATATTCACAGGCCTTCTTGGTCCTGTAGCAAAGCCGAGAGCCGCCGGTCGAAATCGTATTCGCACAATCGTAGTGCGCATTGAGGAACCGGAAGCCCGCTGGGTTATTAGCATCTACTTCCATGTCCCACCAGGGAATCCATTTGTATTCATCACTGTCGTTCCAGTCAGGTTCTTTACCC